TATAAGAAGTAATGATAAGGTCAGGGCATTTACCCGAACGCTTCTCTACTTGTAGCATAACTCTGTTGATGAGTTCATGAGAAATAGCTGCTCCTGCTGCATCAATTTGTTGTGCTTGCCATCTACGACCTACAGGGATATTGTAAAGAGTGTCACCGACAACTGCATCACAGACACCACGTAAACCTTGAGGGTCATTATCTTTAGAACCTTGCATGTAAAGAACTTGGTCCGCTACTGGAACTGTTGAGCCTGTAACTAATAGGACCGTTACTTCTCTTGTATCCGGATTAACCGCTGAGATTTCAAAACAATCAGTAGTGTTTCCAATATTGATAATATCTCTTTCTTCTAGGTTAGCCTCTTTAAAAGGGATAGCTGTGTTCACAAGTGCTGTTACATCGTCCTTAATTAGAAGGATATGCTCACCTGCTACCGCACCTGCAGTTACAGATTCGATTTCTCCAAGAGCGCCAGTTCCGTCTCCAAAAAGGATACGGCTCATGTTTCTCATGTAAGACTCAACGCCTTTCTTAACTGTTTCTTTAGTTGCGCGCACAAATGCACCTTCATCATTCATTGATGCCTTAATAGCCTCACGTTGAACTTCAACAACTGCATATACTTTCTTAAAAGTAATTAGTGCGTCCTCATAGTTCGCTGTGTTTGCTTTAGGTAATGAACCAGAACCAACACCACCACTAAAACTCTGTGGTACTGCGATAAATTCATGTCTACCTGTTGACATATATGATTTTTTTGTTCTTCCTAATAGTACGTTTGCACTATTATATACATTCTCACTAAGTTTAAGATACTTTTCCTTGAACAGCGTATTTGCGTGTTCCAGTAGTGAGAATTGTCTTACTGCATCAGTCATTTTGTTCTCCTTTTAATAACTGTTAAAACCTACAAATCATCGAATGAAAAATAATTATCCATCTTTGACTTTTTCTCTTCTTTCGCGGGTAGCTTACCGGAAGCTTTTGCGCGAGAGCTTATTTTTTTTGAACTTTTCTGTACACCAAGTAATTCGTTTAACCAACCGCTAATTTCATCGTCTGTAAGTGTATTATCATTAGATATTGCATCTACAAGTGCTTCGATGACTTCACTAGTTTGCTCACCTTGCATTACATCCGCGTAAGGCTCAATGAGTGAATTTGCTCTTGAATACATCCTCGTGTTTACAATATATTGCCCTAAAGCATTAATTGCACCTTCTGGACTACCGAAAGTCTCTATTAATCCATTCTGACCACCATAGTGGTTAGCTAGAGACTCCCATGCGCTTTCAAGTTCTGCATCCTCAACTCCGTGAGTTCTCTGCATTTCGTGGATTGAAGATACAAGTGCCTCTTGGCTTGCTTGTTCTTGAACCTGCGACTGTACAGTTTCACTTTGTTTTTGGTAATAAGAAGCTTTTTCTTCTGCTAAAAATGCCGCGCGCTGCTCTTCCGTCAAAGTTTGCAGTTGCGTATTCTGCTCCAGAAATTGCTCTCTTATATTTTTCATAAATTCATAAGGGTCTTGACCCTGTTCTTTTCCAATAAGCATCATTAAAGAGTTAATATCTTGTCCTTCTAGGTGCTTATTATACTCTGCTCTTAAAGCGTTTATTTGTTGACGCTCAGTTTCAAATGATTTCTTTTCATTACCTAATTCTTGAAATCGCTTATCCCATGCTACTTGTCCAGAATAATGATTAAGTAATTCTTGCATAGAAATTTGAACATCTTCACCATCTACAGTGTGTGTAAATAGTGCATCTGCAGGAATTTCATGCTCTTTTTCGCCCATAAGCGCTTTAAGCATTTTAATTTCTTGGACCGTATCTTCAACATCCGTTGCTTCTGTTCTTCCTGTTTCGTCATCCCCTGTCTGGGAGTTGGCGTTTTTGATATGTTTTTCACTTTTTTCCTCAATACCTTCTACATCGCTTGTGCTATAATCTGGTTTAAGAACATCCCCTTGGGTCTGTGTGTCCGTTAAGTCGGCAATCTCATCAAATGTAGGAGACTGTAATGCCTCCCCTGATGTTGTTGCTTCTGAATCCGCGGCTAATGTATCAAATGCACTCATAATTAATTTCCTCCATTATTAGTGTTGTTTATTTCTTCTGCCGGCGCTGCGATTTGAGCTGTTGGCTCCCCTCTGTTTGCCGCACCCTGTACTTCTGCTTGTTGTTGCTCTCTTGAAACTGGCGTGGCAGCATCAATAAAAATAGGGTATAATTCTAATGTGGCTAATTTCGCTTGAAACTCCGGACTTCTAGCAGCTCTATCTGCCATAGCTAGCTCTGTCATTTTAATATGGTCTGTTAGCTTGTCTTGAATATCTAAATCCACATCTACTTTAAAACTAAGCTTTTGAATTTCTTGTACGTGAGTTCTCCAATGTAAGATATGGTCTTCCCATTCTTCTGGTAGGGGCATCCCTTCACCGTTTAGCATAATTTCATTCTCTGCTTCTGCTGTTCTAATTGCTTCCGTTGCCAATGAAACCATTTTATCTGCGTTCCCTAAATCAAGTAAATCAATAATCCTTTCTGTGCCTAAATCTTTAACAATTTCTTCTCCACCAAATTGAAGCATTTCAATCACGCGTTGAACCCTACCTGCTTTAGTTTCTGGCAATGCGGTCCCATTATTGATAACTACATCATATGTTTTAGTTAAATTGGCTTGGTCAAAATACTTCATTAGAAATTTATTATCTTCGCCCATGATTCGTAATAGGCGCCCATCATCTGATTTGTAATATTCGCCTGCTACACTGAGCATTTTTCTGTATAAACCTTCCATGAAAATGTTATGTTTAGCAATGTCCGATGACGCTCTATCATTCTCCATTTCATTAAGAAATTGAAGTGCAACTGCGGCTGTAATTCCTGCAGGGGCTTGACCGGAGGCAATTTGACCTGCGGCAAACTTCTTGCCTAATTGGTCTTCTGTGTAGCTAAGTAAGTTAAATACATCGGGAGGCAATGATGGCGCAGAAACTAGCTGTGGAGGGACCGGTCCATTGTACTGTACGATTGTATTGTCTGAACCTAGGGACTCGTACTTGGCTGCTCCACGCGGCATGACCCATTTATTATGGGCTGTCATTTTGATATTTTTTAGGATTAGATTAAATATATTTGTGTTGGTAGCTTGAATATCACCTAATAATTGGTATTTACTAATTCCGTCTAATCTTCCTGCAATATCTAAAGATGTGATTCTTTGCCAAGGGAAGTCGCCGTGGTTATATTTAGATGTTTCTTGAATTTCTAATATGTATTTATCAGTAAATTTAATATAAAAACCTTCTGGGGTGTATTTAGTTGGTTTATGATAAAAATGATATACAATAATTTCGTCTTCAAGTGGTTTTGTTTCTAATTTTTCAATGTCATAGATTTTGCTTTCTGATTTCTTGAAATCTTTGCTTGGGTAGTCTTTTTTAAGTGTTTCAATATTTTCGGGTACGATATGAAATCCGTATTCTACTTTGTTGTAATCGGACTTTCTTTGAAGCAAAATGCGCCACGGATACTCAACTCTTGTTTTAACTTCCCCAATTCTAGCCTGTAGTGGGGATATTTTAATTGTTTCCCCTAATAAATCTAGGATAGGAGAATTATCTTCATTTAATTGGATTGTTTTACCTGCAACATAATCAGGGTCTAAATCGCCCATAAAGGCGTCCCATTCAACAACAACATATGCTTCGCCCATAATTTCTTTATTACGGTGTACTTGCTGTTTCATATAATCTAATTGATTAACCATGGTAAGGTGATTTAATACCTTTTTTGCACCTTTAGCGGCAATTTTATCCCTATGTTCATCAGAGCTTGGTAATACTTCTGGACTTTCTTTGATTCTGGTAAATTGACTAACTTTAGACTCTGTAAGGTCATATAAGTGATTAATTACCAGTTTATCATTCTTGTATGACTTAGAATCTAGGTAATTTGACGTTTGTCTACGTCTTCTTGATGAAATATGGACGCCCATATACATTTCAAGGTATTCCCTCTGCTTTCTAATCTTAGCTTGCTGTGCCTCTCTAATAGCCTTACAAGACGCATTTAGCCATTTAAGCAACTCTTTCTTGTCTTTTGTATTAACCGTGTGAAACGGCTTTACAGGCTCTGTAGTGGTAGTATCTGATTCTAAGAAGAAATCTAAATCATAATTTGACATATATTAAAATCCTAACTCTTCTAAAGTGCTATCTTCGTGCATTTCTTTATTCCACTTCTCATTAATCGCTGCAGTTTCTTCTAGTTCTTTAGGTGAAGCTGTTTGCCATGTAACAGTATGTGTGCTTCTTTCCATAGATTTTATAATAATAATTCCATATACAGCTAATATTATGGCGGTTACAGACATTATTAATGATAAAATGCTTCCAACTATAAGTAATTCCATTAATCCTCCAAGAAAGACATAAGTAGGCTTACGTAAATTATACGTATTTAGGCATCTTAATCCAGTAAAAAAAGCATAAGTGATAACTTTTTGCACTTGACAGCGCTTATAATTACCTTTAGAATAGTTGTATACATATGTTAGCTTATGCTACCTATGCTTTTTTTATTAACTTAGTTCAGCATAAGTTAGCTTATGCTAGTCTAACCAATCTTCATTAATTTTAGCTAACCAATCCCCTTCGCGTCTTAATTCGCGCCTATCATCATCCATAGTCTTATACCTATGCGCGCTTTTCTTTCTAATAACTTCTAAAGCTTCAACCATACTATAGTTAGACACCGCATTTAGATATCGCCAACAATCTAATAAGTGGTCATTAAGTTTTGGTATGCGCCCTTCCTCGTCCCTAATGTAATTCTCTATTTCCCATATAAATTTGTCGCATCTATCCGAAATTACTAGCAAATCATACACTAATTGGTCTTTACATAAAGAAATACCCTGCTCTTTCTTGTTCAAATGCTTTTGTGTTGGAAAAAAGGATACGCTGTATTGAGCATTAACTTCGCTTGCAAACCAAGCAGCGGCTTCATCGTAACACTTAATCCAGTCCTCATGCATATCCCCTAAGGGATGTAATAATTGACACTTAACTTCCATTTTAGGGTACATCTTACCCACAGAGGTTTCAAACTGGTCATCTTCATATAATTCATCCAATATATAAACTTTTTTTGTATATGGATTAACTGCGGCAAACATGGTGGCAAATACAGTAGTGGTCGCAGGGTCACAAATTAAATACCACTCTAATTTATGCCTATCGCGCTTGATTTCCTCCATAATTTTCATATGGGGTCTAACATAGTGTTCTCTATTAAACATGGGATAGATGCTATTTCGCCCTCCTGCGACGATTCTAGCTTCATATTCCCGATACCATACATCTTGGTCCCCTCTACGGAATAACTTATCTTTCTCATATCGAAGCCAAGCAGGGTCTACGTGCGGGTTCTCGAAAGATGTTGCGCGCATCCATCTTGAGTTCTTTTCTGCCTTACAAGACAATGCTAATTCTTCATATTCCTTTCTATTTCTATCTCCGGCTCTTGGTGGAGTACCGATAACAACTAATGGAGCATTTTTAGCGGCTCTGTTAGGGTTAAATTCATTATGCCATCTTGGATGAAATGCTTTAAATTCATCATATACAACAAAGTCTGGCGTCAATCCATTGGCTGCGGCATAGTTCTCTGAACCTAGTATTTTTATTTGACTACCATTTTTAAATCGGATACGCCCTTCATTCTGGACTATTTTAGATACGTAGTCGCGAGGTCCAAACCGTTGTAGCCTATTATTATTCCAAATAAGCTCTCTGGCATGGCTATACTCTGGCGCTACGTAGTAGCAGGATGAATTGGGATTTAATAAAGCAAATCTCCATAATACATAACAGGCAAAGTCAGTCTTGCCCCATTTACGACCATTTTGACAGAATATTACATCCGCTTCACCATTAATAAGTGCGCGACCTGCTTTAATTTGACCCGCATGAGGCGTCCAATTCTCATGCAAGTCTTCTAATATTTTTATGGTTAATTCATCGTTAGATGATAAGTTAAATTGTCTAATCATTCAGTAAGTCTCTATAATCCTCTATAATTTTATGTCCAAACCCGCGTAAGATTAAATCTACTGGTCTTAAAACAAGGTCTGAGCGTGTTCTTTTATAATATTCAGAACATTCTTCCTGTGTCATCTTTAAAGCCTTACATTGGCTCTTAATAAGCCTTACGCTAGAAGCCTTTAGGTCGATAAGGTCTAAGTAATTAAGACGTCCTGAACGCCCAAAACGCGGCTGATGGACTACCATGTAAGAATTGCTCATAATATAGCGCTTTTCGCCTGTTAAAAACAGATTAACGCAGGCTGAATGGCAATTATCAAATACAACAGTGTTCACAGATATTCCTTTTTTCTGGTAAGCCTCAATTAGTTTTATCTGAGCTTCCATGTGCATCACGGAACCACCTCCCGAATTAAAAACAATGAATAATTCCTTGACTTCGGCTTCATCATCTGATATGATGCTCTCGAATGTTTCAAATAAACTTATGGTTTGGAAGAGATTGACCCCTCCATAGTAATAATGCATATACTTTTTAGCCCAGATAGGCTTAATGTTTAGTATTGTTACTAGTAGGGTTAACAGGATTGCTTTCTTCATTTTCTTCCTCCAAAGTTAAAAAAGGGTCTACCTCACTTAGACGCTTTTTGAGTTCCTGAGGGGAAGTTGGCTTATTTTCGATTATACCTCGATTTTCAGTTGGCTTCCCTTCATCTAATTTTATTATTTTATCCATAGATTCGAGAATTGTCGAGACATTTCTTGCGTCTTGGATACTGATATCCTCTTGGTTTTCTAAACCTTCTAGGGCTTTTTCCATTACTTTAAGGCTAAGCTTACTAATTTTCACTAACTTAGCTTTTTTATTACCAGTAAATTCAGCTAAAACTTGCTTTTCATGTCCTTCACGCTCATCACGCCAATTATCTTTCTTTCTATTAACGTGCCATTTGATACTATCAAGATTGACATTATATTTTTTAGACAAGGCGACTAAGGATACATAATTCATATATTCCTCTTTTATAGCTGCTAATATTTCCGGTTTAATCTCCTGTGCCATTATCTAATGTCTCCGTTATCTGTCTGCATAATTCTAACAATTTCTCTACTTTTTCCATTTGGTGCGGATAATACATACCATCTTGAACTAGATTATGCGCATTTACTGCCATAAATAATAATAGTTTATGAGTACCATCTATAGTAGTTATATCTATTGTTTCAGTCGTCATTGAATAATTCCTTTTTTAATGACAAGTTAAAGTTGTCTAATATTATGGTGGCTATTGAGTTAGCCATGATTTCTTCTACCTGCGAATTTAGCTCCGTTTGACCTATAGAATTCTCATGCCAAGTTGCATGAGCAATTTCATGGATAAGAGTATGTAATATTTCATAGCTATTTTTGTGGGAAGGGCAAATTGAAATAGTCTTTTCTTCTTTGTCACATAGTCCTGCATACCCTGTTTTCTCCTTTAACAGCTTATATTCTTTTCCAAACACTTTTATCTTTTTAGGAAGCTTCATACGTATATTATACGGATATGGGCTTAAAACGCCATGAAATAGCGTGTAATATCGTGTAATAAAACGTGTAGGTGATTCCAAGTTATATAACTGTCGTCATATAACTGTAACATATTGATTTTACGTAGGGGCGCCGATGAGCAAAAAATAATAATATTCTATATCGCAATCTGGAATAATCAGGGGGGACTTTGGTGCGCATTAAGCAGGGGGTCCTAATTCTAATAAAATTAGTATGTTAGGAGTATACCTATTACTTCTTTGCTTAACCTACCCTACCCCCACCCAAATCTAAGGGGGGCTTAACTGGCACAAGGTTTGCTAGGTGCAAGAAGTGTGCCAAGGCAGGGGGAAGAAGGTTGTGAATGTAGTTGGCATGGAGATTGGGGTGTTATGAGTATGATTACATAGGCAACTATGGTTACTTATGATTTCCATGAAATAATTAGACGCAACTATCACTGGGCAAACACTAAGCAGAATAAGTAACCTAGTTTGGGGGACACTTATGCTGACATAAGTCTATAAAAAAAGAATAAGTAACATAAGTTAGCTAAAGCTTAACATAAGTAAAGCATAGCATGGATTGATTCAAAAGTCAAGGCAAAACAGGGAATAAATTTGCAAAAGTTTTTAATTATGGGCGCATATAAATTTTTAAAAGCGCGCAATAGGTAAACTTATGTCTTTTTTATATAGCTTATGTTAGCCTATAACTTTTTTATATGGATTATATTATATTATAGTAGAGTGGATGTAAACCGGTATAAACTATATGTGCGTTTAGTTATTAGTACACATAATCATCTACTTTTTATTAAATAAGTACACATAAATATTTACTAAAGTCTATGCTTTTATGCGCCGATAAGCATTGAACTAAGTGAGGAGATTATTATGGATAAACAGAACAAGAGTAACCAAGATAAAACTATTATGCGCGCATTTGTATTTATGGCTATTTTACTCATATTAATAGAATATGGGCGCAATTATTTTACAATGTAAACTATTGATATTATTAAGAAAGTAAACTTTTTATTAATAAAAGTAAAAAAACTATTGACTATATTTTTATTTAATGTAATATGGTTACAACAGAACGTAATAATAACAAAGGAAAGAAAGAATGAAACAAACAATTGATTTAAATGATTTTAGAGAAGCCTTTAGAAGAATGGATAGAGAAAGGAATTTTAGTTACAATGGCTTAGAAGCCCTATACGAACTATGTGAGGAAATTAATCCTGATATGGAATTAGATGTAATTGCTTTGTGTTGCGATTTTGAAGAAGGGGAGCCGGAATACTTTATTGAAGCATATGAGCTACGTTCAATTGACGAGCTTTATGAACACACACTTGCTATTGATGTTGAGAATAGTACCTCAATTATTATCCAGAATTTTTAACATGAAGAAATTTATACTATTACTAATTTTAACTTATTTAACAACACAACTTTAAGGAAAAATATGAAACCTTACAAAGTAGAATTAATACATAATATACATCAAGTAGTCTTAGGCACTTCTGAGGAAATACCAACGGAGATAATGACCTTAATTGCAGAAGACATGGAACACGCCTTAGAGGGTACAATGTTAGCTATCGCAGACACAATGCCCGATTGGCACACAACAGACAGCGACATAGTAAATGGAATAGGTTACCTTTTTGACCGTAATTCAAATGTGTACCACGACATTGAGGGGAATGATTTGTCAGAAGATGAAGTAGCAGGGATAGCGGCGTCGGGCGAATTTGAGCAACTTATCAAATACGTGGTCGCCTTAGGTATTAAAATAACAGAGGTGCGTCATGGCGGAATTATTGATTAAACAATATAGAACATATAAAATGCTTGCATTGGCAATGGAATCTGAACATTACGCACATCTAGCATTAGTAACGCTTGAAAAGTTAATAGAGTTGGAAGAAAAAGAAAGCGAAGAAGCAGAAACAAATATAATAAATTTTAATAAGGCGGCATAAATGAGATACCAAAATGAAACAAATGCAGATAGTGAGCGTATTGAATACTTAGATGAAGAATACACAGTGGATTTTTTATACCCAGAAAACGACGAGGAACGTGCAGATGAATTTCTAAAAGACTTGCGCGAGAAGGTGCAAGAGTTGGCTGAATATCACGGCGTATTAATTAAATAGGGGGAGAAATGAAAAAAAGTATAAAAGAATTTATTCCGTCTTTATCTCCGGCTACTCACTTAGATAGCGCCAAGATATTAATTTCTGAAAAGCTTAATGCGCAAGAAAAAGAAATCAAAAAACTCCAAGCAGCCCTTGATAAGGCGAATGAGGTTGTTGACTTTTATGCGGAATGTAGTAATTGGGAATGGGATATATTTCTGCCCCATGACAACGACAGGGAGCTAATGATTAACACCCATGGGTATACCGCAAGACAAGCTAAAAAAGAAATAACAGAGATTTTAAAGGGAGAATAACATGACATTATATTTTTTATCAATGATTTTCTGGTCAATTGTGTTTTGGGTTATTGGCGCATTAATTTCTAATGGAGGTAAAAATGTTAAACGGTAAATACACCATATATGTAACACGCGGACAACGCATCATAGTTGCAATACATGATAACACAGGTAACTTATATAAATATAATAAAGAAAGGAAGAAGTTTGACTATATTCCCAAGGACGAAAACGCGCCAACACATACACTATTTCAGACTAACGCTAAGCTTCTAGTAGCTTTTGAAGGTGAGATAGTTCATATATCGTAACAACAAAGCTTGTCACATACTCTTTACTTGTATGTGGCAGCTTAACACTTGTTAATTTACATATAGCCTTGTCATCACATTCAAGCGTTTTAATTGTCCCACCTGTTTTTAATTGTCTATCCTGATACTTCTTATCAAATATAACATCGATAATAGTTTTCTCAGTATTACTTAAATCTAGTGTGTTAATTTTAATACTTCCATCTTTATTATAAAATAAACTCTCTGGAATATAACGCACAATATCCACGGTTAAAAAGTGCTCTTTCTTGTCAAACACTTTTTTAAATCTCTCTATACAACCCAACGATGAAATTTGTCTATGTATATCATCAGTCCACTTTCTATAATTTACCGTCCTATTACCACGGCGATAATAAGCATCATTAATTGAGAATCCCCGAGCGTTTAATTTTATTTCAATCTGGCATAAGTATTGCATATAAATATTATAGCACAAACAGGTAATCAAGGCTAATTTTAGCCTTATAAGAAAGTTGAAAATTTATAAAATAATTCTTGACTTTTATAAAAACCGTGTAATAATGGTCCTATAAACAAGTCGAAAATCAAGGAGCGACAATGAAAGTATTTGAAAATAAATTAATAACAAAAGAAAAATTCGTAAAGCATTTAAAATGGCATCAAGAAATAGATGCCTTTGAGTCTGGCCATTATGGTAAAAGTTACGACCTCGGAAAGAATGAAAACTTTAAAGCTTGCAGTGTCGGTTGCTCACTAAATTCGGTGGCGATTGAGTTGGGTGAAAATTTAGACACTTCTGACCATTCATTATTTGAAGAATACCTAGGTATTCCTAAGTGGGTGGCAGAATTGCAGGATACTTTGTTTGAAGGTGTTAGTAGGGAGAGACAAAAGACGTTGCCCTTGGAGTTTGGTGAAGCTCTTAATACTGGCTCTGATTTAAGTAAAATTAAAGTGCCATTCAGTATTTATATACTTGAACAGAACATAAAGACGCTTGATAATTTAGACTGTAAAGAGATGAAGCTTGTAATTGCAGGGTCTAGAGCTGCCTGTGTTCAGATGATTGCAGCTCAAAAGTCTGGTGATAGGCGTAAAATATATTTAGCAAGGTCAGCAGCAGAGTCAGCATGGTTAGCAGCAGATTTAGTATGGTCAACAAGGTCAGCAGAGTCAGCAGCATGGTCAGCAGTAGATTTAGTATGGTCAGCAAGGTCAGCAGCAGAGTCAGCAGCAAGGTCAGGAGCAAGGTCAGAAGTCTACAAAAAATTTGCAGACAAATTAATCGAGTTAATTAAGCAGTGTAAATAGAAGTAATTATTAAAAGGAGAAGGAAATGAAGAAATTAATTTTAATGTGTTTAACTTTATTAGCTTTAACCTCATGTGGGGACAACCCAAGCATAGGCGTTGTAAACGGAAGAGATGGCATAAACGGAATAGATGGACAAGATGGTTCAAACGGCGAAGATGGGGCGCAGGGAGCGATTTTGAGCCGAATTATAGTACCAGAAGATGCGTGTGTTAAAATTCTAAGCGGCGTATATGTGGAAAATATTAGACAAGGCATCATCTTTGATGTTTATATGGACGATAGCTGCTCAGATAGAGTAAACGGCGAATTAAATGAATTTTGTGATAACGTGGAGACACAATTTGGACAGTCGGGAGACATAGGACAAGGAGAAGCAGGAGCAGGGGACATTTGTTGGGTTGACAATAATCAAATTTCCGGTATAAGAAAAGAAGATAACAGTATTGAAATTAGAATTTTAACTTTTGGAGAATAAATGAGTAATTTAAGTGTACTATTCATAGAAATGGAAGAAGAATGGGAGAGAGAAGAAAATGACAACACCAACTAAAAAGAACTGCCATAACTGCAAGTGGCTAGATTACTACCAAAGAGATGACTATTACGATAATTCTCCTGAAGGTTATTTTTGCAATAATCGCGAGTACCCAACAGAGAAATCAGAGAGCAAACATTTAAAACAACTAGAAAATGAAAAGTACAGAGAGAAAGGGAAGGTTTGTCATGAATCCTACTAAAAAAGAAATCCAAAAACTACAAGCCGCACTAGTTAAGGCGAATGAGGTTGTTGATTTTTACTCGAGCGAAGATAATTGGGAGCCTGCGGAAAGATATACTCATGACATGTCTCTTTGTGCAATTAAGGAAAATGACGAGTCGGTTGTTCGGGTTTCAGGCAATGACTACCTTGACCGTGCAGGAGGCAAACTCGCAAGACAAGCCAAGAAAGAAATAGCAGAGATTTTGAAGGAGGAAAAATAATGTATTGTAATTGTAAAAGAGGCGCAATTAAGCGTCAATCAGACAAAAACAGTTTTACTGCCCAATGGTTTAAAACAATCACCAATAAAGAGGGAATATGTAGCTATTGTGGCTATTATGCAACTAGATACAAACCAGAACCGGTACAAGTAGAGCCCAAAAGAGACTTTGATAGTCTAGATTTTTATACTACCTACTGTGATTCTACTGTAAAAGATTATATCAATGCTGAAAAAAATATTAGAGATGGCAGAAAAGTGTGTTACAATGCAATTGTAAAGGAGTTTTCTATATGAAAAATAATTTCAAAAAGATTTATAATCAATGTTATGCCGCCGGTTTGCGCGTAATCGCTTCTAAGTATGGTAAAAAGACAGGTTTCAAAAACTGGAATGAGTTCAAAACAAGAAATCCAAGTGATACGGAAATACAAACATGGTTAAACATGGAAGAAACCAATGTAGACTTAATGACAGGAGAGGCAAGCGGCGTTATCGCACTAGACTTTGATTGTGTTGACCCAGAAATTATTGCTCTTATTGAGCATTTGCTTCCAGAATCCCCAAGCGCAAAAGTGGGCAGTAAAGGTTGGACTAGATTTTTTAAATATCACCCTTCTTTTTCAGAGTCACAAATGATTAAGTGTAATGGTCAAGTAGTGTTGGAAATTCTAAGTAATAATAAAAAGACTACTATACCACCATCAAGGCATGACAACGGCATGGATTATGTCTGGAAAGGAAAGGCGCTTTATAACGCGGTTGAGGAATTGCCCTTGCTCCCACCCCTCTTCTTAGAAAATATACGTTCCGCATTAGCAGCGCATACAAATTCTTACCGCTTAGCAGACAAAAGCAAAAGTGGCGTGCTACATATCGAATCCGGAAGAAATAATGTATTATCTGCAATAGCAATGCAACTAATTGAAGATAATATTCCAATGGATGTTGCCCTATTAAGATTAATTGAAGAAGATAAGAAACATGACAACCCTTTATTCATGGACAGATATGAATTTAATGGTGTGTCAGAGCCATATACAAACGCATTAGGCTTTTATAGTCGCCACTTAACCTCTTTCAATGAAAGGTGCAATAGGGAAAATAAGAACCCAGTGATACCTCAATTAGGCGCGGTAGTGGAAAAACAGGCATTGGAGATAGTGGAAGCGGGAAAGTCACAAGCAGCGGTAAAAGAAAAAAGCGAACCTTCTTCACTTTTAGCCGCTGTAGACACTGCTTTGGGGAAATTACAACGGACGATTTTAAAAAATAGTTATATTGAACAGCCCGCATTCGCAGTAAGTGCAAGCTTAGCCTTATTTTCAACTTTAATTAGCAGGAAACTACAATTTGAAAATACGTCACCTAACCTTTATTTATTAAATATAGCAAGTTCTGGCGCGGGAAAAGATGCTCCTCAACAAATTATCAAACGCTTAATGACCGCTACAAATTGTGAAAACTTACTTGGCGCAGGAGATTACGTTTCAGACGCCTCTTTAACGGATGAATTGCCAAGAAATCCAGTTAGATTAGACCTTATGGATGAGGTAAGTAAGCTTTTTGGTGGAGTAAACAAAGGGGATGCGGCATATAACCGTAAGATGGGTGAATTATATTGTGAATTATTCTCCTGTTCCAATGACCGTTTTCTAGGAAGGATGACGGCGGAGGGGCGCAAAGGAGCCTGTAATCGCCCCAATGTGAACATTTTAGGTTCCACGACCCCCGCAGCCTTTTCACGCTCTGTTAATCGTTATAGCATCGAAAATGGGCTTCTAGGACGCTTTCTAATCTTCTATGGCGAAAATAATAAGCGCGCTCAACGCCTAAAAGGGAGTTTACAGTTTGATGAATCATTATTAAAGCATGTTTCGTATTGGAGTGCATATAATCCAGAAAGCAGGATTACCATGACAGGGCAATCAACCTCACAGAAAGTGGAAACGATTGATGCAACGCCAGAAGGACATGCGGCTTTAAATAAGTATTTTAATCAGTTAGAAGATGAGAAATTAGCTTCGGATGAGGACGATATTGCGCGCCCAATTATTAGACGTTTATATCAAATGCTTGTCAAGATTGCTCTGGTACATGCGTGTGGTAGACAGAAAGAGAATGTTATGGTAGACTGTGTAGATGTGGAATACGCTTATAAGATAGTTGAATTTCACAGAAACAGATTAGAAGAAGTTTTAACCAGTAACATATATGAATCTAAACATGAGAGGAATTACATGAATCTACTTAAAAAGATACCATATCAAGGTATTGAAAAGAAGGAGCTAAATAAAAAGACGTTAAGTATTCCAAGTAAATATAGGGACTCTTTATTAACAGAGCTTAACTTTAATGGGGATATTACACTCCAAGCAGATAAGCTTCCTTCTGGAACGTATAGAGAAATAATAAAAAGGATTAAGTAATGAAAAATAAAAGTCTAGGTGATTTTTTAACGAGGTATAGTGTTGATGCATATGATGTATTTATAGAGGAGTATTCCCGATGGGTCACTATGTTTGAGGTAGATGATAAGCTTAGAGACGACAGCGAGAACGCTCTCAGCGGATGTTTTCCTTATTTAAAAACGATTAAAGGTGAAAACTTTTGGCAAGCGGTGAATAGGTCTTACCAGATATATCTAAACACAGAAAAAGGTGCTGTGGAAGTGCCAGAAGAAGATGTTTCAAGGCTCAAAAAAGAAAACAAAAAACTACGGGCTATTATTTGTAGCTTACTAGAGGCGGAATAATGAGAATTCATGTAACATTATTAACTTCTAATGAGTATTTTATAAATGCAAAGAAGAAGAAAGTGCGTTTAATGCAATTAGGGCATTTAATAAGAGAAGGTCACACAATTGACGTAAGACAGGCTGAGAATGATATTGACATTACAAATGAAACTTTAGTTAGGCTCGCATTTAATGGAAAATTATCTCAAATTGTAAGCGGTGACTTCTCCCTTATAGATATATTGGCGGAAATTGTAGATGAAGACTTTTTATATGAAATTATTGAATCTGGTGGCGCGGATAATTACATCTTAAAGAAAAGGAGATTTGAAAGATGAGTAAATTAAAAAAAGGGGTCAATGAATGCTCCAATGCGGAGTATCATGCCGATAGGCATTATATAAGCTCTTCCGGATTAAAGAAGATGTTATATAATCCTCAAGATTTTTACCGCGCATACGTTCTAAATGAGCCTCAACCACACAGGACCGCATTTGATGTTGGAACCTATGTACATACTGCAATTTTAGAACCGCACCTACTTGAAGAAGAATGTGCTGTATATGAAGGGATTAGACGCGGCAAGGACTGGGAAATATTCAAAACGGATAACGCAGGCAAAGCGATTATAACAGATAGAGAATTAATTAAAATTGAGCGTTGGCTAGAAGCATATAAGCAAGATGAGTTGGCAACCAGTTTAGTTACAGGAGGTAAGCCGGAATTAACAGTATGCACAGAATTAGATGAGTGTCCAGTAAAAGTTAGATGTGATTATTACCATGATAATTATATTTTAGATGTAAAAACTACTTCCGCATATTTAAACAAGGAAAATATTACATCCGTCTGTTTCGCATTTGATTACGACTTATCCGCGGCGCTCTATTTAGACGCATTTAATAAAGAAATGGGAACTAATATTGAACGATTTATTTTCTTGTTTATTGGAAAGAATGATGATAAGATTTATATAATGGAAGCGAGCAAAGAGTTTTTAGAAAATGGAAGAAAAAAATATAAAAAAGCCATTGACAAACTTAAATTAGCACGCTATACTGAATCATACGGTTTTGAGGAAATAGGAGTACCAGATGAACACAAATTTTAAAGTAGGGGATAAAGTAACCCCCACAGATGTAAGAGGGAATATATTTATAACAGAGGGGAAAGAATATATAGTATACAATGTTTGTATAGGCGACCTTATTAAATTAGAGAAAGATGACACTGGGGATGAATCTTCATATTATCCTAGCAGTTTATTTAAAATAGTCCAAAAAAAAGAAGAAAGAGTAACAAATGATAAAGGCGGCGTTAAGGCGGATGGCTTAAAGCTACGTTATGACTTAATTCCAATTTTATGTGAGAAAGAAGTGGTAAAAGTGCTCACATATGGTGCAAATAAGTATGATGATGATAATTGGAAGAAGGTTGAGCCAGAACGCTATATTGGCGCAATTAGGCGCCATCTTGCTCAATACCAAGAAGGGGAGATACTAGACAGCGAAAGCGGGATGCACCACTTAGCACACGCAATTTCCTCCCTCATGTTTATTATGTACCACGATTTAGATAGAGAATATAACCAAGGAGAGTTTTAATGAAAATTAAAGTAGTGGAACAAGCTTTTAAGCCCCTTACAGTGAATATAGAATCACAAAAAGAGGCTTTAGCCATAAGGTGCTTGATAGGTGGACTATCAGTGAAGGAGATGCAACAAGCTGTAAACAATTGCAACAAAGATGAGATTATAACAGGACGCGAAGTTTCAGATTTACTTGATAGCCTTTATGAAGCATGCCGTGCAGCAACGGAGGAGAACGAATGAAAAGATTATCACCAAAAGAGAAGATTGAACAGTTAAAGCAAAATCATAAGAAGTTACGCGGATTTGATTTATCAGAGGATGCTATTTTAATAAATTTAAAAAAGCTAGAAGCGGAAAAGACTATGAAATTTGTATCACAGAACGTGCCAAACTTTCCAGAACAATTAGATTTAATTGCATATTTGGAGGAACAAGAACAAAAGAAGAAAGCAGTGAGTGTAATGAAGCCTAAGAAAACCCAGAAAGGGAATAAGTAATGAAAGGCGAGAAAGCGCGTTTATGGCGCTCCATAGCAATGGTCTGGCAGGATGCCGGCGACACTTATCGAGACTATAAAAACCGTTATAAGCAAATGAAAAAAACGTATACGCGCAGTAAAAATCCAAGTGAGTATTTAAAGGCGAATGTTACTATGGCGCAATATGAGTATAATGCAAAGAGGCAGCGGCTATATGAAGCTGCTTTGAAGGAGCATAATGAACGAATGCAAAGAGAGCAAGAAGCTGATGCTACAGTGGAAGAAGCAGATGTTGAAGTTCAAGCTGCAGAAAGCGGCGAAGCTTGATATAGAATTAATGGCTCTGGAACAGGATGTGAAAGAGTTGGAAGAAGAACTAAAAACGGAAACGGAAATTTGTAATGAGCAATGAAAAACCATATAAGTATAATCGCCCTGCTTTCGCATACGCGGCTATTCAAATTGAACAAAGCCAAGAGTTTAGGGAGCTTAACCCAGAAGAGCAATTAGCGGTTATAGAATGTTTGGATAAATTCATTACTTATTATAATGACGCACTTTTAGTGCAAACAATGAGAAATTCAACAACGGAGGAAAACGTATGAATGAAATCAATGTAGGAACAGGAATTAAAGCAGTAAATAATGGTGAAAAAAAGCCTTTTGAGCCATTGCCTAAAGGGGAATATGTTATTACTGCAGACCGATTTGAAATGAGAAAAGCCAAATCAGGCTTCGATTATCTTTCTGTAAGCTTTAAAGTGAAAGAAGGGGAACATAAAGGAAGACTTCTATGGGAAAACTTCTCAGTTAATCACCCAAAAGTGGGTAAACGCGCAGTAGAGGAATTAGAAGCATTAGTAAACTGTTGTGGGAGGAAACTAAGCAGTTTAGGTGGAACGCTTGAAGACCAGCTTCAAAACATCTCAAGTCTATCAGGAAAGGATTTACTGGCAGATATTGAAATCAAAGAGCAGAGAGAGCCTTATAAGCCTAAAAATGTTATTAAAAGTTTCAAAGCAGACTAGTTTATTGTAAAACGATTTAGGGGCGCAAGCCCCTTTATTGTACAAGGAGGCGATTATGGAGTTTAAAATTGGTGATAGAGTAGAATATGTAGGCAGAACAATTGATTATTTTTTTGAAAAAGGGGATATATATACAATAACAAATCTGTCTATGGACGATTCCCCTCCCGAAATATTGCTTAATAATGGATACTATGTAGCCATAGATGAGGTAAGACCTCTGCCTTCCGAAAATAAAGAAGAAAAGGGAATTTACTTGACAAAAGAAAAGGTTGCTTCTATACTAAGTTCACACTTTAATGCTTTTAATAGTTATTATGATGTAGAACAATCAGTATTAAGACAACTTGGATTTGACAATGAGTAAGTATATACAAGTTAAGGACACTATACTCCCTGCAGCAAGGGTTTTCATGATAAAACGCCTTGCCGACATTATTATAGTATACCTCAATGATGGACAGATTATGGAATTTAAGTTCGCGACAGCTCATTTGGCAGGAGGTGCCTTAGCTAGGTTGCTACAGGAGCTTAACGGATGATTAACACCACTTTTGATTACAGAAACAAAACATTTAAGATACGAAGATGGGGGGGTGAGGAATTACCCCTTTATTTGGCTGTAGATACAGAGACAAATGTAGTAGAGAATTTAAGTGTAAATATTCCAGATTTATCCACATTTCAATTTTATGGTGGCGGAGATACCGTTTATTTCGTTGCTATAGAGGATATCCCTCTTTTTTTAGATGCGGCTAAATATTCCCATATAATTGTACATAATGTCGCATTTGACTTTTTTGTAATAGATAAGGCTTTAGGCGCGCGATTTGCTCTCAACCCTTGGGTAGAAACGCAGAAGTTACATGACACACAACGCCTTTACCAATTGGTCCATTTAGCTGAACATGGTTATGTAGCAAATATAGGGCAAACAGGCTTGGGCAAAATATGCAATTCTATATGGGGAGTCACACTAGATAAAGATGGTGAAGAAAGGATGGGGTTTGGTCAGTTTATTGGAAAACCAATTGAAGATATACCGACTAAATACCTACAATATGCTGCCACAGATGTTGTAGCAACCTACGATTTATTCCATTATTTAAAAGAGGAATGCATTAAACATGGCTCTAATACATTATTATCAGAAAATATCCAAGTAGCAGGCGCTATTGGTATGGCATATATGATTAGATGTGGAATCGGTTTCGATTTACAAGCAAGGAATGCCTTTGTAGAAAAAACTGAGACTAAATTAGCTAAATTAAGAGGTAAATTGGCTAATTGGGGCTTAATTCGCGGTATTAAAGGATTTAACACTGCTTATAAAGCTGCTATTGACTATATAGGGCTCACGCTACCCCTTAATGACGATGGCACATATTCCCAAAAAGAGGAGCATTTGCGCCAATATAGGGACAAATACGCGTTTATAGATAACTTCTTAACTTATATGGAAACGGAAAAAATGCTCAGTTTTGTAAGTAAGTTGACTACTGACACCATTCATGCTAGATATGATTTATTAAAAAATACAGGGCGCACAGGATGTGCAAGTCCAAACATGCAAAATCTCCCTCGTGCAGGAGGCATAAGGGAAATGTTTATTCCTACCAAGAAAGGCAACGTATTTGTTGATATAGACTATAGTTCATTAGAATTAGCAACTTTAGCTCAAGTTTGTTATACAAATTATGGCAAAAGTGAAATGCGCGAACTAATTAACAGTGGTGAATGTTTGCATTATAATACCGCGTCTGATTTATATGAAAAAGAGAAGGAATTTATAACCAAAGAAGAAAGGCAATTTAGTAAAATACCTAATTTCGGGTTCCCAGCCAATATGTCTCCTAGAACATTCGTTGATTATTGTAAAGGATATGGTGTAGAAATTACGGAGAAGCGCGCTAAAGAGGTTAAATCTAAATGGACTAAGACATATCCAGAAATGAAACAATTTTGGGATATAGGGTATGATACTTTAAATGCGGTGACGCTAACTGGACGCAAAAGGGGCGATTGTACTTATACCGCCTTTTTAAATACTCAATTCCAAGGACTAGCTTCTGATGGTGCTAAAATTGCCATGTATTATATAGCTAAAGAAGGCTACCACTTATCCGCGTTTATACACGACCAATTTGTGGTAGAATGCGGAAAAGAGGAAGCGCAGGAAGTTATGGACAACGTAAGTAAAATTATGATACAATCAATGAGGGCGGTGTGTCCAGATGTAAGGATTGAAGTGGAGGGACAAATAATTGAAAGATTTACCAAGTAGAGGATTAGAATGAAATTAGAGATTAGAATTACAGACGAAACTAAGGGATATGACGTAATATTCACGAGCAATGAAGATTATAGTAAAGAAGAAGCTATTAATTTATTAATGAAAGCGGTTGAAATGTTCCCTTCAAGAGAGAATCATTTGAATTTTGATGAATTATTTGCTCAGAACTTGAAAGAAAGTAGTTTGAAATGAGTGTAAAACAATTAATCGGTATATTGATAATGGTAAGCCCTATAATCATTTGTATAATAATAGATTTTCTGGAGAACCCTCTGCTAACACTAAAGGTCTTAGGGTGTATTATTTTATTGGTTGTCACAGTGAGTTTTGGAGCCAGTTTAGTCTTAGGGGTAATATGAGCAATTACAACTTCCATGCAGATTTAAAGCGCGCAGAGTCTACCGAAGACTTTGTAGCTAAAATCTTGCAGAAACATTTTGGCAAATCATTTCTTTCTTTAGAATGGGGACAAGCCAGTAAATTCTATGATTTTAAATTAGTAACTACATTTCTCTCTGTGCGTTTAGAACTAAAAGAAGATTTCTATGGTAAAAAGAGTGGTAATGTAGCTATTGAAACTAAATCATGGGGAAAGCCAAGCGGTGTAACGACCACAAAAGCGAAGTTTTGGCTGTTAATGTGTCATACGAACCAAGGAAGGATATTATATTCTATTAAGGCGAGTAAATTGCGTGATTTGATTAATGAGAAGAAATATGTTAGATTTGTAGAAGGTGGTGATAAGAAAGCCAGTGAAATGTATTTAATTAAGCGTAGTGTCATAGAGGACAACGCGCATATCTTATGGGAGGAATAATGTATACTTTAAGTATGAAGAGTCAAAGTAAATTAGATGCTTGTCATCCAGATTTACAAAGGGTTGTTAAAGTATTATTACGTATTATGGATGTAACTGTGTTGGAAGGTAAGCGTAGTAAATCAGTACAGAAAGAATATGTGCGCCAAGGAAGAAGTCAAACGCTTAAAAGCAAGCATTTAGTCCAAGAAGATGGATATGCACACGCTGTAGATTTGGCGCCATACCCTATTAACTGGAAGGATACAGAAAGATTTGCGTATATGCAAGGCTTGGCAGTAGGTATAGGGGAAATGCTTTACAGAGAAGGAATTAATACTGGTAGGATTAGAAGTGGTATTGATTGGGATTTAGATGGCAATATTAAGGAGCATTCTTTATTTGATGGTCCACATATTGAAAGAATAGAAGGTTAATATGGATATATTTATACAAATAATTAAAGGATTTGGTATGGTGACCTGTATTTCAACGGTTATATGTGTTCTTACATTAATTGCCTTTTGGCTACATGGTCTTACTGATAATGACGTAGTAGATTTAATAAGTACGTGTATAGGTATAGCTGTCGTGCTTACTCTTTTGTACATAGTGGGAGGTTTAATATTATGAAATTAACATATATAACAGCATTGTTATTAGTTATTGGCGGTTTTCTGTTTGTTGAGAAAGGGCTGAATGCAGCCTTTTTAAGAATTGGAGATAAAGTGGAAATATCCCCTAAAGTAGTCAACATGGAAATGGCTTTTAGAGGCTGTAGATTAACAGGAATTATTGTAGATAGGGTAGAACCTATAATAAGTAAGATGAACTTCCAAGTAAAAATTGATGGGTGTGGGGAAGTTTACTGGTATTCTACTAAATATATTAGATTAAGGAGTAACAATGATTAAACAGGGTATGCTTTTATGTGGGTATATTGGTTTTATATCCCTTGCATTTATTATCTATATAACATTTATAGAGGACTAAATATGGGTATTACTAAAAAAGATTTAGAAAGGGTATATGATAAGGTTTTAAAGAGTGGGAAAATTTATAAATCCCTATATATTGTAGCGCCGGACGAATATGATGCCATGTTAAATTATTTTAAAATTAACCCAGATGCAAGTCTGGAGCAATTTTATGAATATTATTTCTCTATTTCCGACGAATAACCTTTTCAACACTACGCCCTATTCCAACTACTCCAAATGCAGCTCCAAAGACTTGCACAAAGATAGGTGGGATAGGGTTTTCTAATAGTCCAAAAGAATTAAGACAAATTAAAATAAACATTCCAGTTAGTATTAAAGGGCGATACATTTTCGTAAAAGCGGAGTCTGATTGGGTTTCTGCTACCGCAGTCTTGCTCGCAGTTTCCGCTAACTTCATTCTTAGATTCGCCACTAACTCCGCTGCTTGTAGTTCTCTTTCCGTCATTTCATTCTGGATTCTTTCAAACTCATTCTTTAATTCAAGCTTTTCTTCTGTGGATGTATGTAGATTATCTACTAAATCGGCTGCAGGTTTAAATATACTGCTTATAAATGATAATATTCCCATAATTACCCTACCCTATACAATTCAATTCGACTTCCACCGGCGGAGGAACGCGCACCTTGTTGTGCGTTAGATAGGACTGTTTGCACTAATTGTAAATCACCCACTGTTGCACCTGTTACAAAATTCAACTCAAAAAAGTGAGTACGCACACCAGTATCTACTCCGCTGCCTGATATATTAGTTCCAATATTAGCGCGCCACGCTAATGAGGATGTGGGATATGACAATAATGTAACCCCATCTAAAGTAGCCTGCACAGTACATGAGTTAGAATCCGCAGTACCCCCATCCTGTGTATAATATAATTTCATTAAATAACTAGCATTAGGCTCAATAAGTGTCCCTGATATGCTCATCCCATTTATTGGACCAGTAGCAACTACTGAGCCTATTAATTCCCCTGCGGCTATAAATTCATATCCAACGCTTGCTTCTGGTGCTTCAGGTAAATTTACTGATATTGCTGTTCCTTTACTCATCTTCCAAACTCCTTATTTCATTTCTCCAAGCTTGCCTTTCAATTTTAATCTGCGTATTATCCCTATCATAATCAGGTAATACTTTAAAGTCACTCTCTGACAATTTCATTTTAAGCTCTAATATCCTAGAGTTTACCAATTGGTCTTGCGTAGGCTTACTAGCTTCTTCAACTTCTTCTTTTGAGGAAGGAGTCATATCTTTAATTTTATCTTTAATTATGTCCAATTCTAATTGCTCATCAGAATACGCGTAAAACTTATTTTCGTTATCTTTATAAAAATTCATAATTATTACCTTAATTCTGCCCATCTATTTAGAGAGGTAGTTCCTCCTAATATTAAGATGTATGTTGACCCATCTGGAATTACAGAACTAATTGTTCCATAAATACCCTGTGCCGAAAGTGTTCTATTACCTGCGAGTCCAATATCAATACCATCAACTCTGAATATTCCGAAAACCCCCGCGCCACTAAGGGTGCTTACTGCTATTGAAACTAAAATAGGTTTCCCTGTTGTATTAGTATATGTAATACCGCCCGCTCTTGACGCCAAGACATTCTGCCAAGTCTGATTAACCCCAATAGAATTTAACTCACTTATATCATTGACAAACTCAGTAGTAGCAATATTAGTTGAATTATCGGTTAAGGGTTGCGTAATTGCCTCTCCTAATAAGGAACTATTAAGCTGACCTTGCGCATTTAAAGTAACACCCTTGCCTGCATCCACAATTCCTGCACTTGTATCTACAAAGTCTAAAGCATCAATTCCATTATTAACTACTGCCCTTTTAATATTTATAATCGCGCCATCTGCACCCTGACTCGTAAGCAGGGGCTGTGAATATTCCCCTACCGCCGAAGGGGCTGTGGCTACTGGAACACCAGCTGTTGTTGGAGTAAAATAAGACTCCCCCTCTACCAGCCCATTCAGCTTTTCACTAAATCCAGATACTTGATATAAAAAGGTGTTAGTCGTGACTTCGGTTACAATTGCGTCTGCAAGCAAATTACCACCACTAGCCGCGTCTGCGGTTGCTGCTGCAAATCCGCCTACAACGATTGCAATAGGTTGTCCTACAACAAATCCATGTGCTGCTTGAGCAACTTCTACTTCTAAGCTTCCACCACCCAGCTCTACCCATCCTACACCGTTCCATACTTTTTGTACTTCATCTATTTCATTATAATATTGGAATTGTCCTGCATCTGCAGCAACTAGAGGCGTGGATAAAGAAGCGTTTGCCGCAGCATCATCCACAAAAGAGCCTAATAACCTTCGTGGCGCAGATATGGTCACATCCGTTGCGGTAGATGAAATTGTTATATCCCCTTCTACGCCTATTCCTTTTGTATTTAGCACATCATCTACCGGCGCTGCAACTATGGATTCCCCTGTAATCGCCACACTTGCTAATGTGGAATTTTCTGAATCAACGGCAGTTAATAATTGCTCTAATTCATTAATTGCACCATCCACATCTGTTGCGGTTAATGTTGAGGTTGTGGGTGGTGTATATGGAACCTCATCTGCATCTTGGTCCGCTGTCGCGCCTGCCTCTATTTCAGAATCTAATAGGGTTCTATCAGCGGCGGTTAAACTGTTGAACGTTGGCTCTGCTGCTAAAAGGATTGCTATTTCAGCTCCTGTCTGGTCTGCTGTTGCATTATTTTCAATATTATCCAGTTTAGTCATATCTGTAGTAGTAAATCGCTCTGTATCTGCATTAGACTCATACAAAGATTGAATATCCGCCGCACTTAGGTTCATTAAAGAAGATAAATCCAATGTAAATGTGGTTCCATCATCTCTTGTAAAAGTTGCAATTCCAGTTACATCTAAAGTGCCGCTTGTTAGCCGCGCTAAATTTGTGTCGTCTAAATATATTGTTAAATCTAGTGGGTTTCCAATTGGGTTTCCGGCAGCATCCACAAGTGATAACATATTACCAGTTATAGTAATTCCTGTTGCCCCTGCGCCGCTACTGCTATTATTCAATGCTAATATTGTCATCCTATCTCCTTAATACGTATCTAATTTTAAGTAATGTTGTGTTCCATAATTCTTAGGTCTTGTTTCTGGGTCCCCTGAGAAGGCTACTGCTCTAGTCTGCCCTGTTCTAACCGAATTAGCGGTCCCACCTGTCCTCCTGTTACTACCAACAACCCCCGCACCTAAAACAGTGCCTGAAAGCCCATTAACTGCGGTTGCGTCTTGTTGTATTATAAATTCATTCCCTGATAATCCACCTAAATTTCTATCAAAGGCGCCATCAAAATCTGCAGGAACAATAATATCGTTTCCTACTATGAAACTAGGTGCTTTAGCAGCAAACCGCGGATAGGTACTTGCACCGTCAACGATGGTAAAAAGGGGAATTAAGGGCAATAAGCCGTCTGCCTCACCCATTCCTGCCGGACCTTTTAATATGGTCGCTAATTCTTTATCTGGTATCACACCTGACGCGCCTGCTACGCCTGCAGTGTTATTAAATATTTTAATGGTCATTTTAAACCTCGTCGGACATTACTGTATAATATAAAACAATTTGTCCATCTGCTTCCGGAAGTACCCAGATATCAGATAAATTATATTTACGCGTAATGTTGTTTTCCTTAATTGCTTCTAAGATAACAGTATTTGTGCTTCCAACTTGTAAATCTGGTCCGCCAATTCCAAAGCTAATATCCCCCGCTATGGTGCACGATAAAACTCTATCCCTTACTGTTCCTAGTTGTAGAGGTGTTCCTGCTGTTGCAGCTAATACTTTTGCTAATACTAGTGGTCTTCTTTCTGGTGCGCTCATATTATACTCCTAATAATGATGCTATTTTTTCTATAAATATTGCTACTATAATAAAGGTAGGTATAAGCCATTTAATTGCTTGATATACTTTGCTTATTGGTTTAACTTCTTCTTCTAATATATCTGTTCTCTTTATATGATACTTTAAATCTTTTTTAATTTTAACCTGTTCTATATTAAGGGTATCTAATTTATCATCCATTGATTCTAGTTTTTCTATTATTTTGTCCATGATTAATAAGTCTCTTTTTTACGTCCATTACTTCTAGGTTTAAGGGCGTCTTCACGGTTACCTCTCACGACTCTTTGTTCTAATTCAGCTACATTAGGTATCTGTCTTGTTTTATCAAAATCACTCAATAACTTTAACCTGACGGCATAAGGTATTGTGCTAGTTCTAATTTGCTCTTTTACGGTGTTATAATCTTGCTCACTTACAGCTTTTCCATCCCATCCGATGCCTTGCTGTACAAGTTTCCTTGCTTTAGGGTCATTAGACAATCCAGATAAGATACCGGCTATAACTTGGTCATCTTCCAAATCAAAAGCTTGTTCTAATGCTTCTCCTGCGGCTAAGTCGAATGATTTCACCAAGGGTATTAACTGATGACTTCTATTTTTAGCTTCTTGTGTAGTACGGCTAAGCGGCGTTTCTCTTAAACTTACTTCCGCAACCCCTGCTTGAAGCGTTTGAGAGAAGGAATCTAATGAACGAGAAGAAGCCGCTACAATGCGCCTTGCAATAGCGTCATATTCCTTAACACCCGCTTGCGCACCTTTTAATAAATTATTAGCGGCTTGGGAATTTAAAAGCTTAGCGGCGCCAATAGGTATTGAAGTGCTTCTAGTAAGCTTGTTGACGCCTAGCGCCACCCCTCCTGCAATTAGTGGATTTCCAAATAAAGCAAAGGAAGAAACCCCTAAAATACTACCTTGAATAGATAAACTCTCTTTTAGATTCCCTATAACCCCTGCTTGTCTAGTGGCTTCTGACTCAATTAAATCAAGAGCAACTAATCCGCGCCTATAATTTTTCTTTGTTTGTTGGAATGCTTGGCTGCTTTCTGGACCTAAATTACTCTCAATAGTATCTTCAATAAAAGATGCAAGCTTTTGTACAGCTTTTTTCCTTTGCGCTTGGACACCCTTGGAGCCTGCAATGCCCTCAAAGTTAATAGAATTTTGAAGGTTGGTTTTAAACCCTTGTAAGTTCTTTAGACTTATTACACCTGAGGTAGAGCTTAAGGAAGGAGCGTTGATAATTTCTTTTTTAACAGTATTAATAGCTTGTTTGCTTAAAGTATCTAAACTAGATTCATCCACATTTAGAGAAGATAAAATTTGTGCTTTAACATCACTTAAAGGGAGGTCCACATTAGACGCCTCAATAAATCCACCTAGTTCCGCGCCTACTCCTGATTTTCCATCAAATACATACTTTTTTAATGACTCAAAAGATTCTGGTAATGTTTTATTTCCAGAAAAAACAAAGTCTTCTGTAATATTACCATTTGATTCGATTGTGGTAGTTTTTAGATTTAAAATATCGGTCAAGAACTCTTTTTGTTGTTCTGGTTTAACTTTGTGTTTATCTGCTAATTTACTGCGCAAAGAACCTACCGCTGCTCTTGTGCGACCGCCAAATGCTTCTAATACTTGGACTTCCTGTAAATCAGTGAGAGTGGAAACAAATTTATTCTTTATTTTTTGAGTTGCATTTCCAAATGCGGAGCCTGCAACTTTACCTACTTTATCTCCAATAGCGCCAAATGCTGCTCCCGCAGCTGCATCTCCTAGGGATTTATCCTCTGAACGGCCTAGTGCATTTACTGCCCCTAATGCCGCATTGCCTGCTAATTTAGCGGTAGCTCCTGACGGCAGTGCGATTGCACCTGCTATGGAGCCAGCAACGTCCCCTACGGTAAACGCCGTGGAATTATCAGCTTCTGCTTGTCTAAAGTTCTCTCTTGACTCTTCAAGACTAGTGTCAAAATCTTTATCTGTAAATGTGGACTCTACGCCCGCTGCAATTTCATCTGCAAATCCAAGAGTTAAGCCTTGTGCTGCACCTCTTAAACCTGACTCTAAAGTGCCTGTTCCCTCAAGTACACCCTCTTGTACCGCTAAATCACGTAACTCTTTATCACTTAATTTATCAAAATCATCCACTATTTAATCCCCCGCGCGGCTATTGCTTGCACTAATCTTTCTTTTCTTTCATTTAGTCCTTCTTGTGATTGGAGCCCTACTTCCTCCGGTGCAAATCCAAGTGTAGCTAATCTCTGCTGCATATTATTTCTTAGATTGGTTAGTTTAGCGCGTTGGATTTCTGAATTATCTGTGGACTTAGGTAACATTCCTACGAACCTTTCTTCTTCTTTCTCACTAATCGCCCCTCCTGATTGCATACGTCCAATAGCTTCTGCGACGAGTGTTTTATTGAAAGTTAATTTATTATCTCCAATTAGAGAGAATGTATTGGTTCCTTTACTTAATTCCGCGCTAATCGCATCAATACCTTGGATTGCTTCCCTTACATTATCAAATCTTTTCTTTTCTTCTCCGCCTAACCCTGCCAATCTTTCTGAAACAGGTAGTGGCGCTGATTCAGCACTTGCTTTTAATCCAAGTAAATCTTTTTGTTGTTGAAATTGCCTTGAATCCCTTCTATCTTGTTGGTCAAAAGAGGCTTGTTGGGACGCCTGCTGCGCTGCAATTCTTTGTTCTGCCAGTTGTCTTTGTTGCTCTAATTGTCTTTGCTCAAATACATTCTGAAATTCTTGTTGCGCGGCAGCTGCTTGTTGCTGTTGTATCTGTTGTGAACCTTGGAAGCCCTGTACAAAACCTTCTGTTCCATTAATTAATCCACCAAGGGCTGCCGGTAGTATATTTTTAGCTGCAAATAAGAGCAATTCATTAGTTTTTCCGCCTGCTTTCTTATCCTGACCTTTAATTCCAGTATTATTAACTTCTTTAGGTAATGGCGCCGCTTTAAGTATTCTATTATCTAATGCGCGAACTGCATCTTTTTGTTGCGGAACTTCAACTGCTTGTTGCGGAGTTATTTCTGTAACCGCTTCATTTGCTAATACAGGACTTGACTCTGCGGAATTATCAAGCGTCTGTGGTACTGGTTTTTTTGCTGCCTGTTCTGCTGCCGTATCTCCTACTTGACGACCTCCATTAATAAAAGAGGCATTATTTTTAATTGGGATGTCTTGAGGAAATAAAGAGTTCTTTTTCTTCATTATGCGACCACTCCACTTTTTCTTACATTCTTTACTTTGCTAATTGCCTTAAAAACGCACTTAGCGGCTTTAAATAGGACTGTTCCTGCTAAATTTCCATCTGAAAAATGCTTAGCTATTGGAATAATTATAGGAGATATTAGGGCAGCCACTAATTTACTTTCAGTAGCTTTCTTCGCCAATGGTTTACATATCCTATTATATGTTAAAAACCACTCTCTTTCATTTGGGTCATATAAAAAGCTTTTTGCAGCCTCAACATCTTTTTTCCACTCAAATTCTGTAATATATCCATGGTGGTTAATAGCCGTGCATAGAACTGTTCCACCTCCACCTCCACTTGCTTGTGCAGAAGCTAATTGCGCTTGAATTGCCGCCTGTGCCCCTCTTTCTTGTGAACCAATTTGTGCAAAACCAAGTCCAGTACTTAGCTCTGCAAACTTCTCTCTTGATTGCGCATCTAAATCAAATTGTACATTGCTCTCTAATGCGGCTAATGCTTCATTTTGTACGCCTCTATTTTGTAATAAAAGGTCTTGTTCAAAATCAGCTTTCTGCTGGACCCCTTCTTGTAATACACTGGCTTGTTGTGCTGTTGCCGATGCGCCTCTAACACCGCTTGATGCTTGAGTTGCTTTTAGACGCCGCAACGCCCCCTCATTTGCTGTATCAATACCCTCAATAGCTCTACTTCTGGCTGCACCTAGCTCATCCGCATTTAATCCATTAAGAGCGCTTAAACGCTGTTGTTGTACAGTGTCGATTGTAGCTTGCCCTTGAGTTAAGCGTCCTAGTGCCCCTTCCCCAATTAAATCTCTACCTACTTCTCGCCCTTTATCGATATCTCTGCCAATATTATCAAAAATCTTCTGCTCATCGGATACCTGTTGTGTGCTTTGAGCAACACCAGCTTCAATTCTGTTTTTTATCTTATTTGGTATTTGATTTGGGTTGGGCTTTAAGCCATTAGGGTCTTGCATTATTTACCTCATCCATATTACATTAACGACCGCTTCATCGGGTCCGTGGTTTTTTAAGTATAGGAAGGTGGTGGTATCTTCTGTGTCTCCAGAAGTAATGTTTCCATTACCTTGCTTCTTTACTATTATACATATACTTGGTATGAAATTCAAACTATTACGGACACTTAGCTCTTGTCCTGATTGTATTTTCAGTGACTTAACCTCTAATGACTCAAAGTTTTCTCTAAAGTCCAGACGGTTAAGCCCTACCGCTAATGTTAATACTAGCTCTTTCAAATTTGATAACTTTTCTAGTCCAAATATCATATCTACTCTTTAATTGCTGTTTTATAAGGTGTTGAAACTTCGAGTTCATATCCAGAAATTAACACATTTTCATGTATTCTATCATTCCTAAATAAGATACGTTGACTTCTAACCTTATTTCTTCTTAATTTACTTTTAAGTCCTAAGGCGCGACTATTTCCCCATGGGAATAAGCCCCACGGTTGATTTCCATATCCTAATACGGAGTTTACACCAAAATCTAAGTCAAATTGGGAAGTGTAGTTATTTCTAATATAATTATTTTCAACATTAACTGTTAATAAGAAGCCATCTGTTTCAAAATCATTAATTACTGTATCCAAGGAATGCACTTTTAGGCGCAGAAACTTTTTAAATACAGAAGGCTCCCCTAGTGCTTCCCAATGGGTTGCATAGAGAAACTCGATTGATTCTGTATGGTCCGCATAATCGAAGGTGTCACCTGTGTTAGATATTCTATACAATAGGTTTCGTCCAGTAGCAATCTCTGTATCAAATGCGCGCTCTGTAAAATATACATCATCATTTAGAATAGCAAAACCACCACTTGCGTCAATATTGTCCCATAATAGCCAAGCTTGTCTAAAATAATCGAATACTACTAATTCAGCTGTTTCCGTAACAAATCCGTCATCTTGGGTTTCTGTTGGTAAACATACAATGTATTTATCTTCTAAAAGCCAATTAACCGCAATAGCCTTTTTAGCATTATACGTCCTACTGCGCGTTTCAAATATTCTCTCTATAATCTCAGATACTTGAACTGGTTCTCTATCGACGCCTGCTATGGAGTAAATACCATTAGAGGCAAGGTACATTAAGCTTCCATTTACTTCTTGGATTGTGGCGTGTGCTACACACCCTATATCGCCTCTGGAAACTAAATCTACTCTAAATCGTACTTGCTCAATATCACCTGTAAGGGCGTAAATAGACCTTTCTTTAAAGATGTATAATACAGAACCTAGTGGTGCAATACCTGTGTTTACGTCCCCTCTGGTATTATCTGTTAAAAAAGCGTTATCGTCCGGCGGGAAATATTCTGGTGAATCTAATGTGGAATAAAATGTGTTATTTACATCATCCACTACGCCAGTAATAAAGAGTCTGTTTCTATACGTAGTTAAGTATCTTCCCTTCGGCGGTAATCCTGCCGGTTGGAGTAATTCGATGAATTGCGCTCCAAGCGCACCATCTGCATCTGTAAATGAGAGGCTTGCCAAGTCAGGATTATTGTCAATAGTGTCAATAAGAAAGAAAATGTCACTAGAATCATCTGTTCTCCAAATGTTAATTTTTACGTTATCTACATTAAACCCTGAATCGCGTCTAAGCGTTGGGATATTTAAAGTATATCCTTCATTTGCCAATGTAATTGCAATTGGCGCGGAAGGGTCTGATTCAACAAAGTTTTCTTTGTCGTCTGTATGCTCGTATGTTATTTGGTATTGAAAATCGCCTGTAAGTGTTCCTGTAGTAATATTTCCACTTAAAGCAGTGGGCTGTGGTAACCCTGCTCTATATACAGAAACGCCATCGAATTTATGTAACTCGTCATATCCATTAGAAATATATATTACTCCATTAAGATTGGCTGTACTTGCTACTTCAAAATCTGGTTCTTGACGTCTAGCCCAGTGATTGCTAAATGGTGCGCCATTAGGTGACGGTACGTCTTCGTAATATTCATACGCAATCTCTAAAGGCTCATTTAGGTTCTCTGAGCGTGTAATATCAATGAAACAAGCAGGGGTAAGTGTGATGCCATCCGCGGTCATGGTATAATCTGCTAATGCGTTTATATTATCTATTAATGATTGAACTGTTTCTGTTAGAATTTCTTCCCTTCCTCTTCCAAGATTAAAAAAGAATACTCTGTCTGAATCCTCAAATATTTCTGCTACAAACGCGTTTAAGTCCGCATCTAGGCGCATAGTAAATCGAGATAATCTTGTACCAGAATAAGAAAGGGTAATCGTCTTTTGACGCAAAATACTTAATGTATCTGATATAGCTATAACTTGATTGTCCACACTCCCATTTACTGTGTTAATTTCAGAGTAAATAGCGAGTCCGGCGCCACCTTCTGTTCTTCCCTTTCCGTGATACCCTCTTCTTTTGTTAAGTGCGCCTGTCTCTCTAAATTCTACATTGAGTATTTCACTTGCATAATTTTCTGAACGCACTAAATCGGAATCTCGTAAATTGAGTCCCGAGAAAGAATTAAATGATTTTTTAGTAAATGATTGTTCTGCCATTACCACATACCATCACTTTCAGTCCCATAAATGTGTGGGATATAAATAATATCTTGGTCATCTTCTGCATATGAATCTAATATATCTCTTTCCATTTCAAGAAGCTCTGCTTGTGTTTCAGCGAAATCAACTGAGCTGTCTCTTCTTAGAATATACCATTTTCCATATGTTATAATATATCTAATTACAGTCCGTGGGAACTCCAAAGGATGTGTAGTGGTATCCATACCACATACGATGAAGTCGCCAGAAGTAATTGTTTCACCTTCATTATATATAAATCCTGCTTCAATTGTTACAATTCCAGTAGAAGTATCTATACTATTTACCGGTATGTTTCTCATTTTAATTCTTCCGCGCCTATCAACAATACAAATATAATCGGCATCTTCAATTTCATCTGCGTCTAAAACGGTAATTGCATTAGCCACATCTAAAATTAATGTAGTCACTGTTCTGTCTGTTGAGCTTAATACTGCGCCTTGTACTACACCTCGTCTAATGTCCAACTCATCAATTCTTTTCTGGTATGCTATACGTAGCTTAGCTGCTGTGTCGGGAATTGGTGATAGAATAATCTTCTCATCGCGAGTGAAATATCCATACGGTGTGCTGCCTTGATTTGATTTTAAGTGAATACTAGTTTTGTCTAATTTATAAAAATCTTCTTCAATACCATCTTCGCTATATTCTACATTAAATACTTTTGAACCTAAAAAAGCATCAGGTGGCATTTCGTATTCCCTTTGATTAGGTATTACATCCATCGTGATTTCTTTTAGAAAAGTTCTGTTATGTTTAGCGATAATAATTGATTGTAGCCTGTGAAGGGCGTCATTAATTGCCTGTAGAAATTCCTCATCCTGCAGTCCTTCAAACAGTCCGCTTTCTTCATTCTCCGTAAACATACGGATTGATTTTATTAATTTATCTACTCTTTTAGGCATTTTAACCTCTTATTTCTTTTTCTTCTTTTTATTTATAAGGCTTTCCATGGATTTAGCAATTCTACCCTTTTTAGCCATCTTGTTAAGTTTAGAGCCTAAACTGTTGGCATCTGCGGCTGTTTTCTTCTTTTTATTTTTATTGAAGCCTTGTGATATTCCTGATAAAAAATCTTTCGCTGTCATGTTTGGCATTATTATCTCCTTCCAAGTAATGCTTGTGCAAGTGCTGATTGTAGCCCACCTAGTGAATTACTTACCCCAACCCCTTTGCTTTGTTCAATTGTTCCAATATTCTGTTGTGCTTTTGCCTCCGCTTCTCTTTTAGCTTTCTTCCTTTCTGACCTTCCCTGTAATGCGGCAGTCACACCTCCAAGCGCGGCTGCTCCGGCTATAAGAAAGGGGTCGCCGGTCGCCGCCGCCCCTGTAGCCCCTTTCAATGCACCTTCCGCTACACTAGTGGAATTGCTTGTAGTGGCTACACTTTGTAATCCCGTTGCTATGTCAGAAGATGTGGTAGATTTTTTCGGTATTACGTCTAAATTAGGTTCTGAGCTAGGTGAGCTTTGTTTTGCAATACTTTGTTGTAGTGATTGCTGCGGGACTGCTGATTCTGTTTTTGATAAAACTTCGGCAATTCTTTTTTGTGCTGCGCCCTCTCTAAATTCTGGAGCTAATACAAGGGGTTGTTCTTGCAGCGTTTGTTGTTTAATATCCTCTGCTAGAAAGTCTTGCGCGGTGAGCTGTCGTTGCAGTCCTATTGAAAATAAATCATTCATTAATATCTCTCCAGTACGTAAATTAAGGTTGCCGATAGTGACGCGCTTGTAGATGTGTATGTAATTTCACCGTCCGCGTTTAATTCAAAGGTTATGCCACTATCTTCGTTTGATGCTTTTTCTAAATTTAAGCCATATGTTCCATTTAGGTCTACAACTTCAATTATGCCTTTTTCAGCGGCTGTGCCTCTTTCAAGGGAATAATGAACACAATACGATTCATTTGCATCTGGTGTATATATAGATGTATCTGTTGCAGTAGAAATATTATCTTCCAGTACAATTGTGTTTCCTGCTCTTGATTCTGTCTTAACAAAAGGGGCGATTAGAAGCTCATTATTAGAGTCTACTCTAAGTATTTCTTGAATAGTCAATCCATCCGCTTGAAGCGCTTGTAATGGTCCTTCATTTCTTAGAAGTATTTTAATATCTGAAATAGAATTATCTGGAAACGCCGCTACGCTTAATGGTCTTCCTCTTCCATTGCCTGAGTGGTCATGTTCACTAATTCTAATGAAGCACTCCTCTCTCATTACTTGTTCCCAATTCCTTGTGTTTAGGGCAGGGATGCGAATTGTTAATCCTTCTTCAATAGTAAAAAAGCTCATTAATTAATCCTTATAAAAACATTTTTAGTAATTACATCACCGCGAGTTTCATTTCCACCTGTTGCATTTACAATAACTGTAGTGTTTGATGTAAGTTCTGTAGCGGTAATGGCAGCATCGAATTGACCCCCTGCAGCGGTATTTCCTGTGGTGTTATCTGATAATCCAAAACTGTGTCTATGGGGCTGAGTTGTATGACTATGGCTACCAAGCTGTCTATTTTGGGGAGTTCCTACTGTTAAATCGCCGTCTGCATTAATTCCGGCTCCGTGGTCTTTCATTCTTCCGCTTCGACCTCTTTCATCAGGCACATTAGCATTTCCTGTGATAGACTCATATAAGGAGCCTGCGGCGGATTGACCATCACATAATACCCATTCGGGACCATTAATGGCTTGAAATTGCGCTACAGTTAAATAACTATCTTGTGTGGAACCAATAGATAATCCTGTCCCAACTGGAAGCGGTTGCCACCCAGAAGATGTGAATACATGAAATCCTCTTACACGATGTGTTCCATCACTGTATTGAATAGTTCCTTCAAGGGATGCTGTTGGGTCTTGATTTACAGGTTTTATGCGTAAATAAGCGCCTATTTCTTTAATTAAATTAATAAAACTCATAGTAAATTATATCCTTTTTAGGGTTTACTTTCAATTATCGTCCGTTATAACAAAGGGTTATATGGCAATCTTTACATCCATCCACGGCGATTAATTTAAGGTTGGTTAACAGTAAATGCTCCGATAAAGGAATAATTACACACTCATTTGCTTTAGTTTTCTTAATAATTATCTTTTCGCCGGAAGTAGCCCATTTTTTACCATCATAGCTAGTTTGTAGTTTAAATACTAATTTATCAGAACAACTAACAACTAATCTTAAATCAGTCCATTTATCCTGTAATCCAATTACAATCTCACTGCCTTTTTTAATTTTTCCAGTGTTGTGTATTGTCTTGTTTTGTGAAGTAATCATTTTAAGCTCTCTTTCCGTAATGTTTATGTCCGCCAATTTTTACTGCATAATAGAAAGAATATCCAATAGGATACCAAAACCATTTATGCGTATTATCTTCTTTAATAATTCTTTTAATATCCTCTTTAAATATTGTGTCGCAATGGCTGCGCGAATAAATTGCCTCTGCATAATTCTTATCATGCGCCTTGCACGCTTCATTAAATTTCTCAGAAATCAATTTTCTATACTTAATATTCCAAGTATCAGGTCCGCAGTAATATTCACACATTATGGCTTAACTCCTGTTAATTGATAAATAATTGATTGTTTGACGGTTAATCCATTTGGAAAGTCTGTGTCCGGCTGTCTTGCGGGAATATTTAAAATCGCCAGTATTTGAGGGTTTATTTCATTTAAAACTGCTTCTTCAAAAGAGTTAGTTTGTCTCTCTCTGTAATCTTGAATTTCAATACGATAGTGTTCAAACAATAAATCAATGTTATCTGCTACTTGATGATATTGCGCTTGTATTACGCCTACATTTGGTAATTCTGTAGGTAATGCGTCAGCAAGTGCGCGCAGATTATTTGCTGCACCTTCTAGATATTTAATTCTTCTTCTTGCAATACTTTCTTTGATTTCTGCTAGTTTAGTAACACTTATTTGTTTTTTAATAACATCTTTAGAGTGGATTAAGTCACCTTGGTTATTGTACCAAGATAACCTTTTATGTAGATTTAAGGGGAAACGCGCATCTGCTCCCCACTCATATATAACGCTTTCTTTAGCCTTTACCTTGTTATTGTCATTGTGGTCAATATAATTCTTATCTGTGTTGGCGCCTCTCTCTACTTGCCAATTATCTTGTGTTAAATTATATGTAGCTAGAATTCTATTTTCTAATTCTTCAATGTCATAATCATTTTCAAAATCAATCATATTAACCTATCCTTACCCTTTTAATGCTCATATACGCATCATATATTGTAGGTTCTTGGTTTGCTGTTTGTCCTCGAAATTCCAATATGAAAGTTTGTGTGCCAGCAGGAAGTGTAACTACTTGCTCTCTGTGAAAGAAATCAAATTGGTCGGTTCCTGTATTGGTGGTTCCTCCAGTGGAATTATTAACGACGATTCCAATTCCTGCAGAGTCTTTTCCTTCTAAATGTAGTGGAAAAATGAAGTCTCCATTACCATCTCTTATATGGCTCAAGAAATTTACAGTGGTACTGTTGATACTCCATCTAAAAGATAATTTAAGTTCGTACTCACCCGCCTCGGGAAGGTCTGGTGTAAATGTCATATACGTTATGAACCCCCCATTAGCGCCGCCTGTAGCTTGATGTAATAGTGCATCATCTCTTGACGCATAATTAAAGTATTCTCTAAAAAATTCATAATCTGTGCCTGCAGCATTTACTACTGGAACTAGTTTAGCACCTGCAAGGGCAGGGGTTGGCTCTGGATATCTTAATACTTGATTAGGTAATATTTGAATATATCTTGCGTCACCTTCCGGTTGTGTCAAATATTGTGAATGGGGGTCTGCTGCAGCTTCGTGTGCGGTAATTGCTGTACTTATTGCAGCTGCTTGGGCGGTACTTACCGGCTTATCCACATCGCTTGTATTATCTACATTTGGCAATTCTAATGCAACATGGTTTATATCACTTACTTTTAGCGTGTTTGCATTTACTTCTGTTTGTAAAGTGCTTAAATCTGTAGCATCTGCTTTATTATCTATGTCTACTTGTAACGCGGCGTCAGCGGCGGCTCTTGCATTTGATTCTGCAAGAATTGCACTATCAACTTCTGTTCCTGTTTGGAAATCAGCATCATTGTTTAAATCACTAGTGTTTATAGCCGTAGGGTCTATAGTTAGTGTAAGCATATTACCAACATCGTCGTATATTACATCAAGTGTTGGGGAATTTTGAATTAATCCGCCTACAATATCTTCAACTTGTTCTACTGAAATACCAAGTGGCGATATAACGCCTAAATCATCTATGGAGAACAATTGTCCGCCTACTGGATATACTGTTATATACCCTGTTGGTGGTGGCGCCGGTACGCTTGTTGTATTTGCGATTATTAGTCTTCCCATATTTACCCTAAAATAACAAGCTCACCACCATCTTCGATGTTAAGCTCCCCTCCGTTTTGTATTTCAAAGCAAGCAAATGATATAATCTGCCTACAGTCCATAATGGTGTATAATTCACCATCTTGAACACACTTGAGGGAAAATGGGAAGCCTGAGTCGCTTTGCAGCTCTCTGAGTACCATTTTTCCATCTTCAAGTGTTAGAAACTTTGCCATTATTCTATCTCAATGCAATCCGCTAATTCAATATTTACTTCTGTTGCTGAACATGCTGTTCCAATATACTGGTGTAGTTCACCTGTTGCCGTTTTAGGTATAAGTGTGACTGCTCCTGCAACATCTAAATAATAACGCGCACTAACTGAGAGCCCTGATAAAGCATTATTACTTCCTTCAAAATATACATCGACTGTTGCGCCGGCTGCGGCTGCTGTTAGAACAAATCCATGTGCAGGTCTTCCGTTTGAAGCATCTGCTAATCTAACTTCGCCTGTAGGTGAAATATTTACTAAGTTCCCTGCGCCAATGGCTTCCAAGGCAGTTTTAACCGTAATGTCCTCACCAATACCTGCAGGTAGCAAGGATAAATCAATTTTACCAGTAGAATCTAATTTAATTAATTTATTGGCATCTGCTGCGCCTGTTGATTGTGTGATTGCTGTTCTTAATTTTCTTTTACCGCTTTCAATAGTAATAAATTGACCTGCCATGTTATCTCCTTAACATAATTCTATTGGTGAGTTAATATTTAAAAATATAGCCCCTGCGCCTAAACTTTGACCAAGGATTACGTATTGCCCGCTTATAGGCGCTACATCTGTTATGTTTCCATTATCATCTAAAAAGATTGCCGTGTTTGTTCCAGTGAAGCCAAAAGAAGGGTCTTCAACTTTCCCAAATGTAAGTACGTCAATAGCGTTTCCTGCCGTAGCTGCAGTACAGGTTATTCCTATTGCATGAGCTGCTTCGCAAGTTAAATTATTGGCTGTAATTACGGTATTCATATCTGTTAATCGAACTATTTTCAAAGCCGATATTGTTTCTCCTGCTTCATATGATTCTTTATTATCAAATGAGTTAGTTTCAGCGGTTGTTGGTGTATTTTTCTTAAAAAAAAACCCTGACGCTGCTATTTCAACTTTTCCACTTAATGTTAAAATCTCGTATTCTAACATATCCCATGTGCTTACATCTACTAAATCTGTTGAATCTGCACTAATGATTTGTAAATCTGTATATGTTTTTTCATGGGTTAATTTGGCTCTTATTTGTACGGTTGCATTTCCTATTACTGAAATTCTAACACACGTTTCTAGCAAAACTCTTTCATCACATACTTTAGGGAGTAAACCTAATTCTTTAGGTCTAAACAATCTTTTGTATTTAATTTCCGCGTCTTGCTTTAAAGCCATTATTTACCTTTTAAAATGGGGGCAGCGTGAGCCACCCCCTGCAACATGGAGGATTATGCTGCGTTAAGTCCTGTAAGAACTCCTTGGAAAGCAGGGTTGATAAATACTTCCAAATATCCACCGTAGCGAGCTTCATACGCATCATCATCTGACTTTCTTAGGAAACCAGTTCCATCGTCATCAAACCAACCGAAATCAGGTCTGTGGCGAATTTCCATTTCATTGTCATTAAGGAAGTACATTCTATCGTCCTCGCAGAATCTTTCTGGGAAAATTCCTACTGGTCCTTTAGAACTCATAACCTCAAGTCCTTCAAATGAAATCTTACCTTTAAGCATTTTATCTCTTGGAGAGATGTTATAACGCTTTTGGTCTTCAATTGTGTTCAAGTATCTTTCATACTGTCTATAAGAAGTAATG